TGCTTCTCTAAAGAAGTTTGTATTTGTAGCAAGTTCTAGTGGTGTTTTAAGAATAGGGTTAACGCTGCTTAACATACCTTTGCCTGTCATTTGTTCTGCAAAGTCAACTATAGGGTTTCCTATATTGAGATATCTTCCATCTCCTAATGCTAACTGTCCATCTAAATACTCTGGCCTTAAAGCTTGTTCTTTTTTACTTGTATTCTTTTCTATAGATTTTCTATATAACCCTTGTATCCTATTTACCTTAGCACTATGGTTAGACAAATTATCTAGTTGAGAAGGGATATTTTTTCTCATAAATGTATAGAATGGGAATAATCTTTTCATTGTACTTGATTCAAATTGTGTTAAATCTGAATAGTCAAATAGCGTTTCTTTAGTCATTTCTATTGCGTCAGACAAAGTAAATCCGTTATCTAAGTGAGTTAATACATTTACAAGTTTAGCTTGGGTTTCAATTAAATCCCCTGCCTTCATAGACAAATCATAGCCTTTAAATTCTCTACTTAAAGGATTTAACATTTTATATAGCGGACTTTTTTTCTTAACAAGTTTGTCTGTTTTTCCTTCTAAGAACTTTTTAGCACCTTCTTTGTTAAATTCATTTTTAAGTTGTGTTTCAAAAATACCATTTATTCTAAGTTCCCTTAATAGTTCATCTGCATTATAGCCACCAAATTTTTTAGTTAAATTCTTTTTACCACTTCTATGGAGTAATAAATCAATAGCTTCTTTATTCTTCTTAGGGTCTAATAGATTTGCTCCTGTTTTTATATAAGAAGCCATAACGTTTTGTACACCATTTCTTATATGGAAGCCTGTACTAAATATAGCCTGTGATTTGAATNTATNTGTAAAATAATCATATACCTTGAGAAGTCCGTTCTTTTCTTTATATTCAGAATCCTTAATGAANTTTTGATAATTGTCCCAAGCGTTCTTATCTATTAGTATTTCTTCTCTATCTGTAGCTACCATAAACTCCTCTAGTGATACTTTCTTAGGGTCTATTACTGTATACCCTGCAAGTGCGTCAAACCCTTCTAATGCTTCCTTATCACCCTTTATAGCTTCACTAATCTTTTCACTAAGCTTTGTTCTGTCAGCTATAACATTTTCTTCATCAGTTATTTCTATAACTCTTTTAATTACCTTTTCAAATTGTTCTTTTTCACTCTTAGGAAGTTGTATTTTAACCATGTTTCTATTTTTGGATTCTTTATAGATAAATTCATTGTAAGCCTTAATATAGTTTTGTTTTATAGCTTCACTTTCTTCTCCTAGGATTGTATATGGAAGTTCTTTAGTTCTATCCCCTGTATATTTTTTAAAGTCTTTTATCCTAACCATATCTCTTCCATCTTCTGATTTAAGAGGTATTNTATCTAGCATATTAATATTAGGGTCTGCCTTAGAACCATATTCGCTTAACAACTCCTTAGCATATCCATTAGGGCTGAATATTAATGCTTGTTTTGCCCCAAACTTATCTTTAAAGAAGTCATAAGAAGACAATCCACTAGCTTTATATTCTCCTATTATATTTTCCAATGTTTCATTTGCATATGAACTGTCTATTTTAGGTAGCACTTCTCTTATGAAGCTTTCGCTGTTAACCTTCTTGTTAAAGTCTTTAATTATTGGAATACCAAACTCCTTAACTATTCTTTTGTTCATGTTGTTTTTAGTTATTAGCTTTTCTGATTCAGTTAATCTGTGGAACATTATCCTATAAATATTTTCTTCAAATATTCTTTTACCTATTGAGTTTTCTTCTAAATCATTAAGTTCTTTTATAGTTCCATTTTTAGTTCTCATTTTAGCGTTCATATTATCCTTATCTTTAAGTTCAGCAAGTAGCTTCTTACCTCTTTCTACTATTTCAGCTTCATCTCTATACAAAGGATTTATCATATGTTCTACGTAGTCTTCTCTTATGTTTTCAAGCCCTTCTCTCTTTGCAATATCCATCATAAGAGTTTTATATTCGCTTATAAATTCTTTAGCTTCATTAGACAATTCAGAAGTATTATCAATTTCAAGTATCTTTTCTTGAAGTGTCATTACCTTTTTCCATCTTGGTATTTCTCTATCAATTTTTTCTACTTCTTTAGGGTATTTAGTTTTCATTTCATTGAAGAATTTATCATAGTCATTTTTAATAAAGTTTCCTTCATTATCATAAACTGATATATCCATAGATTTTTCTAGCTTCTTTAAATTGTCTTTTATATCATCAATAGATATATTTGTTTTGTTTATTTCCATAGCCTTTTTCATAAGACCAGAAATATCACCTAAGGCTTTTCTTTCTTCTTTTAATTTAACAATCTTGTTTGCGTAGTCTTCTCCAAATCTTTTTCTTGTAACCTCTAAAGTTTCTTTTAACTTTTCTTCTGGAAGGCTATCTATTATTCTATTAAACTTTTCATATGCAACTTTGTTAAGTTCCCTAAAGTCCTTAGCTATAGATTTATTTGTATTGCTATATAGTGAATTAAGTTCGGCTATCATTTCATTAGAGAATATATCCTTACTTTTTGGATTGTTTTTAACAACGCTGTTTAAATACCTTGAGATAAGCCCCATATCAACCATTTCTTTTGTAGGTGCGTTTGCTTCACTAGTTCTCTTAACAATATCTATAAGTTTTTCTTTGTCCTTATTTGATAGATTTTTAAACTCTTTAATAAAGTCTTCTCCATATTTAGATACATCAAAGTCTGGGATTTCTTTATAAAGCTTGTTTACAATTCTATGTCCAAACTCATGCTTTAATATTGTTTTAGCTGTTTTCCTATCTAAATTATTTAAGTTTATTGCAATGGTATCTGTCTTTTTAAAGTAGTAGCCAATAGCATTTCCAATTTCTTTATTTGTATAAATTACCTTAGAACCTACTTCTCCACCTTTATATGATTTAGGATTTATAAGTTTATCTAAGTCCATCATTTTAATATCTTTATCTATAAATAAATCTCCTTGTGGTGTACTTAAACTTATTCCTTCCATTCCTTTAAACTTAGGTGGTACATTCTTTTCTAGTATCTTAGATATTGGTGTGTTTTTTAACTCACTTAATTTAATGCCCTTTACAGGCTCTACAGGGGGTTTTATATTTTTAGCAATATCTTTATCACTATCTATTGCAACTTTGCCTAGAGGGGAAGATTTAGACTTTTTAAGGCCTTCTTGATAGATTTCTTCTAGGTCATTAAGTTTTTCTTTCTTAATATTATTTTTTGCATTTATAAGTTCAACTCTCTTTTTAGTTGCTTTTGCTTTGTCCCCTATAAGAGATTCATCAGTCATAAGTTCCTTGATATTAGTGCCATCATATCCAGTATCTTTTTTGTTTCTTTCTGCTTCTAAATCATCAAACCAATTATCTCTGTTTTGCCCTGTAACAGATATGTTTTTACCCTCGTCACCAAAGATAATGTTATTGTCCTTTGCTTCTACTTCTGATAACAATTCAGCTTCTTTAAGCCAGTTTTTATTTGCCTTTGTTCCTTTTCTGGTTGTTTCAATTACAGAACCATCTTTAAGTTCTTTAAATTCTTTTATTATATCATTTGGTGCTAGTTTAAAGTTACTGTCATAGCCAAGTAATAATTCAATTTCACTATTAGTTAATTTCCTAGCATTATCTAAATACTTATCTGCAATTCTTGATTTGTTTTCTTTAGATATATTTATAAGCTTTTCAACAGCACCATCATAGTCTTGTCCTTCAAGTAATTTTGCTATTGCCCTATAAGGTATATCAANTCCAGATTCATTAGAAAATTCCTTTGCTACTTCTAATGCTTCTTCTTTCATAAGTGAATTGTCTACTTCATGATACATATATCCTTTAAGTTTTTTTATTGTGTTTTTATAAGTCTTATCTATATTGTTCTTATAAACACCAACCATATTTTCTGGTTCTAATTCATAAGCTATTTTTGTTGCTACCTTTTTTAGGTCATTGTCAGAAAGATTATTCATTACATTTTCAACAATAACATCTTCAGTCTTAGCTGATTCTATTGATATATGTTTAGCAGCGTTCCTAGTTTTAATCGAAGGTGTCATTTCACCTATTGATTTTCTATTAACAATTTCAACTCTCTTTTTGGACAAATCAATAATATCTTTTTTTAAGTTAGTTGGCTCTGTACCTAAATATTCTCTAAGTTCAGTAAGTTCAGTTGGTTTCTTTTCTATAGCCTTAATTGCTTTCTTTTTGTTATCTAGCATTTCAGTAAATTTCCTAGCTTCGTCTAATTGAAGACTATCAATATACTTTAAGTTTTCTTGTGATATCTTGCCACCAGTTATCTCCCTAGCCATCTTGTGAGCCTTAAACCTATATTGTCTTCCCATTTCAGCTTTAAGCTTTNTAATTGTTTCTGGGTCATTTGTTTCTCTGATTTTACCCATTATAGTTTTTATGTTTTTATCATAATTACCTTTAGAATATTTAGCATATTCTTCTGGGCTCATCATATGTTTAACTTCACCAGTTAATGTTTTACTTAAATCAATTTGTCCATAGCCTGTGTAGTATTTAGAAAGTCCAGGGTATTTTTTATCAAGAACATCTAAAACTCTATTTGCACTTTCCTGCATAGCTTCTGCAAGTTCTCTATTGCCAAATTCCTTAGACAATTCATCAATATCGGTAGTTAATGCTTTATTAAAGTGTTCTGTATAATCACCTTCAAAACCAAATTGTTTCATTTGTTTATTGAAATCTAGTGTACTTTTCCTTTTAACTTCTTTTATTTTATCTACTCTTTTAGTTAGGTTTGTTATTTGGCTGTTTATTGCTTCAATTTTATTTACATTTTCTTTTCCTGTATCAGCAATTCCTTGAAGTTCTTTCTTTTGCTTTTCAAGTAAGCTTATAGCACCTCTAAGCTTTTGTTCTTGTTCCTTATATTCCTTATTAGGAAGTTCAAATATTTTCTTAATGTATTCTGGATTGTTTACTGTTTCTTCTACTTCTTGTTCTATAACTTTTCTAGTAGTAGGTTCTTCAATAATTCTAGTTAATTCCTCTGGTGTTTCTTTTAAGTTAGAATACTTGTCTATTGTGTTCATAGTTTTAGTAATTCTATCCTCTGATAATGTTCTTTGAATACTTTTTTGTTTTCTTTCATTTGCATATTCTAAAGCTTTTTCTGGATTGTCTTTCATTGCATTAATCCATTCATTGTCTTTGCCACCATTAAATCCTTTTCTAAGAGTTTTGTTTATTGCACCACCTATCTCGGTAGAGTTAATCTTGTCACCAATCTTAGCTGTAACTGGATTATTAATCAATGCACCTACAGGGCTATATAAAGACAAACCAACAGTAGCTAATCTTCTTTGTAAATCATTAGAAGCAATCCTATCTAAAGTATCTAAACTTATTGTTTTTTGTCCTATCTTTAATCCATCAAAGGTAGCCATTCCACCTAAGCCTTTTTTAACATCTTTAACTATATCTTGTGCATAGTTCTTTTTACTCTTTTTAAACATGGATTGTAGTTCATCTGCTCCGTATTTAGAAGCACTTTTACCCAATGTTTGTACATAATCATCAAATGTATTGTATTTATCAGCAAGTTTTGTGGCCTTATTAATATCAGCTATATTTGCTATTTTCTTCATTTCATCATTTTGAGTTAAATACTTAATTGCTTTCCCTGCACCATCTATATCTGTAAATTTACCTTCTGCTAAGGATATACCCAAGTCGGCTACAATATTACCCCATGCTTTAGCTTTTTCTTCTTCTGCACCAAATATGTGTTTTGATATTAAATATCCTGGTGCTTCTACTCCTTTAACTANTCCACTAATAACTTTGTTTNGATTATCTCTGTTTTCATCTAAAGCTCTTCCCCAATCTACGGCCTTATCTGAATACTCACCAGTAAACAAACCAGTAGNAGTATGATAAGCCGATTTCAAACCTTCTATCATTGCTTCTCCAACTACTGACTCTGCATAAGATGGGTCAAGAAAATCACTAGCTTTTGAGTTTCCTAGCTCCTTTAACGCATGGTTTGTTGCTCCTGCAAAGAAGTTTGATACAGCACCAGGAACAGCCCCAATTCTATTTAACAAATCAAATATACCTTTTGTTTCGTTCTCTTTAACAGTAGGCTTTACAGGACTTTCCCCTAGTTTATCTAATTGTCTTGTATAGTAATTCATTTGATTTCTAGGTGCTTGTAATGGGTCTTCTATAGTATTATCTATTGCTCCACCATCATAATTTCCTAATTCTCTATTTCCATATAATTTTCTAAGTGGTGATTGATAACCCATTGTTTCAAGAGGGGTAACGTCTTCTGGCTTAGACCACAGTTCCCCATCATCATATATATTTGTTATTTGTTCTTCTTTTTTTCTAGAACCTAAATACTTTCCAAGTGGACTTCTATAAGCCATAAAATATTACCTCCTATTATTTAATACATTGTAGGTCCAGATAGTCTATTTCTAGGTGTTATTGTTGTGTCAACAGCATTTCTAATTTCTGATAAGTCAGTACCATTTATTTTATCATATAGTTCTGTTTCTTCATATAATGCTTTAAGTGCATTGTCTCTTTGTGCTCTAGTATAATTAGGGTTTCCCTTTATATCGGCATAAGTTTGAAGATACATATTATAAGCGTCATTACTATTTGATTTGTTTTGTGTGCTAAGTTTTTCTCTCTGCCAAGCTATTTGGGAATTTGCAAGTTCTCTTTGTTGTGCTAAACTTGCGTTCCTATATGCCTGTTCAGCCAACATTTGTTCTCTTTGCAGAGCTAATTGGGAATTTCTATATGCCTGATTTGCTTTTTCAACTTCCTGTTGGAAATTGAACGTTTTATCTCTAAATGCTCTATTAGCCATTTCAGTATCTTTTTGAAATTCAAATGATTTATCTCTAAATGCTCTATTAGCCATTTCAGTATCTTTTTGAAATTCAAAATTTTTATTTTTAAAGTCTTTATCCCATTGTCTATCTTCTAATTGTCTTGCTAATGCTGATATTGCGTCTTCTCTATCTGCACTCATTGTAGCAAGTGTTCCCTCTAAGTTTTGTGCTAGTAATGCTTTTTGTTGTTCGATATCATTTAAAGCACCAGTTCTTTCTCTATTTATATTTCCAACCATTCTATTGTTGATTTGGTCTGCTTCTGCTAATCCACTAACTGCTATTGAACTGTTAGAAAGTCCTCTTCCAAGCATAGAGCTAGACAAATTGTTCTTTGCTTTTTTGTTAGCTAAATTTTGATTAGCTACACTTAAATCATAGTTAGCATTAATGACACCTTTTTGTTGGTCTAAGATTTGTTGATTTTGTGCTAATTGATTTTTTAATGCTTGTACTTTTTTATTATACGAAGCGTCATATTCTTGTGTTGCCTGTTTTCTATAATCAGTTGCCATATTTTCACCCCTTTAGGTAATTGGTTTTTAATCTGTCTTCTTTATTAATTTAATATTACTATATTTTGGTACTCATTACAATCTTAAAGAAAAGGCTCAACTAAGAGCCTTGTTTTGTTTGTTTAGTTCGCAATAGTTATCAATTATGCCCTAACTTAGATAATATTTTATAGCTGAATAAATCATATCTGCGTTCTTATAATATCCATAATTATTTTGATGTGTTTCATCACTAACTCTATTGACCATTGTTGGATTTCTGCTACTTTCGGCAACATTTGAATAATTGTAATCTAGATATAGATTTTGATTAACATACAATGGTATAAGTGATATATTTTTATTCAAATAATAATCAGTATCATATTTATTAATTAACTCTTTTACTAGTCCTAAAATTCTATTTTTATTTAAACCAAATACCCATCTTTCTTGTGACATATTTTCTGCCAAGCCTATTAATATTTTTATATTTGGATTGTATTGATGTATGCTATTAATCATAATATCATAGTAACTCAATATTGAAGCGTAGTCGCTTGTTCGAACGGCGTCATTAGTACCCAAATTAATACATACACAATCTACACCATCATAACCTTGTGTACTCATATAATATGAAAAATCAAAAGTTGAATTATTATAGAATGCATTTACTTTATTATTGAAACTATCATTAACACAATAATTTTTAGCTGTCCAGCCTGATCTACCTTCATGTTTAACATCCGAACCTCTAGTGCCTAAGAATGTAACATTTGTATATTCGTCATTCGTAAATAAATTATTTAATTCTCTTGGAATTATGCCACCATCAATTTTACTATCTCCAATAATTAGCACTTTGTAATTTCCACTTGATTGATTTAAAGGTATGTTTCTAATATTAACTGATTTACTTATATAATCAGTTAGGTTGTTTTCGTAAAGCTTAAAAGTCATAGTACCATACGATAGCATACTTACATTAGGAGTATATTGCCAAACACCTTCATAAAATTTACCTCCTAATTCATTTTGATTTGGTAAAATAAACACGTTTTTAAGCATTTTGTTATATAAAATATTTTCATAATAAACATTTAATTCTCTACCGCTAACAATTGGTATATTTCTAGGCAAAATTAATTCAGCACAATTTTTGTAATAGTTTTTTTTATTTACGACTTCATTTATTTCATCTTCATACTTCAACCACTTAAATTCTGATAAACTTGTTACTATACTTTTTTCATAACTAGCATAGTTGTTATCACTTTTTAAAAATGATATTGATAAATAAACTGTTGTAGGTCTAGTTCGTTTTAATAAAGGTATGTCTATAACAGCTTTATCATTTGCAAATGTTATATAATTTTCACATTGATTATTTATAACATTGTTTTTTGAAAAGTGCATAACTCTTTTCTTTTCATTATCAAGTAAAAATATAACAATGCTATTATAAATATTCGTTGAATTAAAATTAAATTCTATATTTTGAGCTTCAGAAGGTATTTTAAAAGTATAAATATCTTGAGAAACTAAATCACCGTAAAGTGGGAAAAATGTGTTAGTATCGTACTCTGTAAAACGTTTCCCTTCTATTTTTTCAGTTGTACCTAAAGTTAATAAATTAACTGTTTCAAAACCTCCATCTTTTTTTAATTTCGTTGGCAAAATTGAATCATCTGCTATTCCAGAAGATTGAAATTGAACTGCTTTTATCCAAGCTGAACCACCCCACCTATAAGTAAAACCATCAGCAGTAATTAAATAAAGTCCTGTTGCTCCAGATGGAAATGCAGTTTGCAAATCAACTAGAGTTGCATATACACCATCTAATTTAAGTTGACCAAGTGCATTTAGTTCTTCTTTCGTTGCTTTTTGTTGCTCCATATGTTCCAATTGCGAATTAATTTCTTGTGTAGTTGTATCAATTTCGTCTATCTTTTCTTTTAGTGTTAGTTTCCCTTTTCTTGCGTCAACTACTTCTGAATTGATTATATCTAACTTATCACCTTCTACTAAAGCACCAAAAGCGTTGTCTAAGTTTTGATTTGCTATATTCCAATCCTCTAGGTCAAATACATCTACTTCTGGATTATCATAAATAGGTAGTTTTAAGTTTGCTGTCTTTTTCATTATTTAGCACCTCCATTCTCTGGCAGTACAAAGTAGTAAATAGCTTCTTGTGTTGTTACATACCCTGTATCGCCTTGTATTGCATTAAAATAAACACTCCATAGTCCTTCTATTTTAGTTAAATTAGAATTTAATATTACACTTGCTTGTCCCTCTGTATAGTTTGTTACAAAAGCTTGAACTTCTTGTTCTATCTCTTTATTTGGATTAACAAAAGTTGCTTCTACAAAACAACCAGTTATGTCAACGCTTTTCTTTTTGTTGTCAATAAAATCTACTAGCAATTCTATTCCATAGTTACCTTTAGTGATTACTATTTGTTCATTCATTACATCACCTCCGTAAGGAGAACATAGTCCTCGCTAATTTAATTTTACTACATTTTAACAATTAGTACAATGTTAGTTTGTTATCACTTCTAGTGTACCAAAAGCAATTATTCTAGCAAGTGTAGTGGCGGAACAAGTTATTATGTTCCACCCTTCTTTAACTTCATCAGTTATATTTATATTGTTCTTTTCTAGTGTAGTTGAAGTTAATGTTGCAATATTTGTACCGTTTAAATCTATATATATTCTGCTAGGAATTGAAGAGTGTTCTATTCCTTTAACAAGTGCGTGGCTATGCTTTGGAATACTTATATTTGTGCTGTGTCTATGAGAAGATATTGTAACATCGTGCCTATGGTTTTCTACTGTTACCATATTACCTACAACACCTACTTTTCCACCACCACCAGGTTCAGTCATTATATTACCAGAGCCATTATAGGTAGAATAAGATGAGCCTGTATAAGCACCACCAAGAGATGTATCAGTAACAACATCTGTTCTGTATCTTGTACCTAAAAAACTAATCTTACAATCAACTATCTTGTATTTTCCAGGCTCGACATAGAAGAATATCTTGTATGGCTCAACTGAATCCATATTTCCAACACCATTAATAGGTATTATTTGAGTATTTATTTTGTTTTGTACTGTATAATCTAAATCTTTAAATTTTAACTTGCTAAACACTTTACTATGAAGTTTTGTTAAAAAGTCATTGAGTTTGTTTATATCTTGTGGAGTAGTTCCTCTTACAACATACATATGCTAACCTCCTAATCAATATCTACTTCTGCTATTAGTTGAACTTTTGATAATTCAAAATATGAGTTATAAGGATTTTCTATTATAAGTTTAAAGTATCTTCCTTTGTTCTTTAACTTCTTTTTATAAATAATATTTTCATTTGTTAAAGGCACTTCTATTGATTTGCTTTTCCTATCTGATTCAAGGGTAAACTTTATTTTGCTATTTTTATAACTTCCTTTTGCCCTAAAGTAAATATAGGTTGTATTCTTTTTACTGTTTTGACTTCCAAAATCATAAAATCCAGTTTCCCATACAGTTGACATTACAAATGAATCTGATGTTCCGTTTATATCTTGAATGAATTTTCCACTAGCCATAGCTAAGTTATTATCAATTACCTTTAAATCAGTTACTCCACTACCAAGATAATCATGTATCATAAACGAATCATTTATAGTATCGTATTCTATTACTCTAGTTGCATCACTATTATAGTTTATTGGAATTGCTAAATAGTATTTATTGTTGAAAAAACAACCACAAACTTTTTTTAGTTTTAAATATTCAAGTTTGCTTAATGTTTTTTGTATCTTTTTACTAATCAAATGTGTGTTTGTTCCATCATAAAAGTAAATTCCATTTTCACTTAAATAATAAATACCGTTGTTTCCAACTGCTATTGATTTGTCTGCTATTGTTCCAGAAGAACCTGCAACTTGTACAACTTGAAATGTATCAGGACTATAACCAACAATTTTATATATTGTTTTCTTTTTAAAAACAACAAGCGAATCAAATGCAGCTTTAAGACCAATTATACCACTACCGTCATAACTTCTAATATCAATAAACCCACCATGCATATTTGCTTCTCCTTCTTCTATTGGAGTTGTAAAATCATTTATATCAGCACCATTAACACCAGATGTACTAAAATAAATTCTATCACTATTTGTAGTTCCAGGAGAATTGGCTATCCAAAGTCTATCTTGATACAGTTCAAGAAGGTTTCCTGGTGGAGCAGTAGATTGAACACTTTTTTCTTTTGTATGTTTGTAACCTTCTGGTGTAACGTAATATTTTATACTACCATCTGTGTCATATTCTAATCTTCTATTTAAAAGACTTTTAGTTGTTCCATTTTTATAAATAATAAATGGAGTACCACCANAACAACAAATTAAAACATTTTCACCATTGTATTGAAAGTTCACATAATCAATTGGAAGAGAANAAGGAATTGTACAAAACAAAGTACCATCAAATTTATATAGCTTATCTTGAACTTGAGCTAACTTTAACGTTTCACTTTCTGTATGAAATAATATTATTCTATCAATATCTCTGGTTGCATACTTTATATAAGCAAGTATATCTGGTTCTCTTTCTGTTGTTAATGAACCATTATCTATAATACAGTTCTTTGCATAAACAGCTTCGCTAGGGTCAAGTAGTGCATCAGTTGTAAACTCATTTATACCATTCTTAAATGTGTTTATTTCAAAAAACCTTTCCATTAATAATCAACCTCCACTACAGTCTCTGGTATTCCTTGGTTCATTTCTTCAAATTGCGTTACGTTTCTTACATATGCCCTATAAAAACTTTCTGCTTGATTTATTTCATTCTTTGAAAGACACATTATATAACAAGCATAATTTATAACAGCTTGTTGAAGTGTTGTACTTAAATCTAATTCATCATCATCTAAAATAAGGGGTTCTCTTACATAAAAATATAAAACTTCAAGCACTCCTGTTTTATCAGTTAATATTGAATTGCCATACACTTTGTCTTCAACCCCTAACTCTGGAGTGCATTTAACAATCCCTAATGAGTTAGGTGGCATTGTTGCAATTCCATTTATTATTGGAATATAACTTCTAGCTACCCTTCTATCAATCTTACAAAGCAAAAAATAAGATTCATTAATAGAGTTTTTAACAAGTGATATTGAATTTGTATCGTCTTCTTTAATGTTTAAAAGCTTAATTACTGTTTGAGTTATATCTTGTAATGTCAAATTCATTCACCTCCATTTCTGTTGTTTTGTTTGTATTTATCATTTTATTAAAATCAGATAAAAGTAAGTCTGATAATTCAATTCTCTTTCTATGTATTGAATAAGCATAAGCACCATACATAGCACAAGCAAAACAATATCTTTCATCTATATCCAAAACATCTGTATCTGAAACTAATGGGTCAACTGTCTTTGAATAAAGAAGTGTTAAATTATTATATTTACTTGTATGAAATATAACTGTATCTGCTTTAACACTATAATCTGTATTTGATAATATATAGTCACCAGACAATATATCAATAATACTAGAACAATTCTTTGGTAATTTATATATCTTTGAATAGCTAATATCTAATGTTTCACTTCTCTTATCTATTTTTGTAGCTATTGTTAAATAAGCAAAGTTTATAGCATTTTTAATTATAATTTCAACTTGTTCATCATAATCTGTTTCGTCAATGATATTGTTAGTTAGGTCTATTACTTCTCCAAAATTCATTTATCCACCTCCAAAAATAAAGAGGGCTATTATGCCCCCTTATTATTTGTCATAGTAGGCTATAAAACTATCAAAGCCTTTTTCTTTTAACTTTTTAACTTGAACTTCTGCGTTTGATTTGTCTTTAAAGCTTCCTACCACTACCCTGTAAAAGCCACCAGAAGGCTTTGTAACAGGCTTTGTTTCTTTGGGGATAACTATATCCTTATTACATAGTTTAGCTAATTCTTTGGCTAATATCAATGCAATTTTGTCTATATTCTTGACTATTATATTTCTATCTTCACTATCAATAAAACCTACTTCAAATATGGTTAAAGATACTCCTTTTCCCCAAGCAGTTCTTATTTCTTTATAATAGTCTTTTCCAGAAGAAGAAATCCCATCAGTTCTGTTTACAAATCTTTCTGAATTNTAATCTCTCGATTTAATTTGATAAGCAGGAATACCTAACTTAACCATTTCACTACCTATAGCATTTTCTGTCTTAAAGAATTTTTCTCCAAATGGAACTAAAAACTCTGTTCTTCTTCCACCACCTGCATTTATATGAACGCTATAGATACATTTAGATTTAATAGTGTGTCCAGATAACAAATCATTTTTGTAGTAGTTTTCTCCTGTTAATACAGATATACCAGAGTTCTTTAAATGAACTAAAGCCTTGTCTACTATTTTAGATACAATATCATATTCTCTGTGCCCACCATAAACAGCACCAGGGTCAAATCCACCAGAATACTTTCCATGTCCTTTAAACAATCCAATATCATATGTTGCCACTACACATCACCTCTTTTAATTTCTATAATTTTATCAAGCTTATTATCTATGTCGGTTACTTTTGCTTCTAATGGTTCTAGTCTACTTGCAAACATTGAGTTTGTTTCTACAAGCTGTTTATTTGTTTGTGTTATAACATCAAATACTTCTATTATCTTCTTTGTCATTATAATGAACACTTTATATAAAACAAATCCAACAGAACAAGCAACAGTTATAGGAAAACCAACGTTACTAATAAACATTCCTAAATCATTCATCTAACCTCCTCCGAATAAATATTTTATATTTCGTATTTTAAATCTATTGCAAATTAATTATTCTTTATTATACCACTAGATATTAATTTAGCTATTAAATTATTTATTGTAGTTTGCAAATCAGAAACAGCAGTATCTATTTTAGAAAAAGCGTCATTAAAGTCTTCTTTATTAAATAAATCTTCACCATCAAATTGAGGTAAATTATAATTAGGTGTTTGTTTCATTCCCTCACCTCCTAGTATTTAATTTTGTTTTTATATTCCTTTATTGATTTAACTACCTTTATTCCTTTAAATAAAACTTCTTTAACTCTATTAGAATTTTCTACAATTCTAACCAACAAACCATATAATTCATTGTAATTCCTCCTAGATATTTTATCCATTGAGTTATAATTAGAAGTATCAACAGAGTAATTCTTTATATTAATTGTAGTATTCTTTTCTTGTAAGGATTTTTGAATTACAGACATTTTAAGTCCTTGAAGTTCTCCAATTCTCCTTCTTCTTATTTTGGCTATTGTATTAAATACTGTCATATTCAAACCTCAATGTTATTATATGTTTTGTCATATCTCCTTTTGGGATATCAACCTTTATAGGAATTTGAATTACTTCTAAAGAAGCTAAAGAAGCTATCCTATCTACTTTTAATGGTAGTTCAACAGTTAAATCAGAAGAAACAAGAGTTAGTGTTGTTTCATATGCTGTGTGGCTTCCGTTGTTCTTGCACCAAAGATTTATAATAAGTGGCATTATAGCATTATTAGATATATTACTTGAATTGTATATATAATTACCTTCTGTATCTTTTTCAAGTTCTTTAGTACAGGCTTTATTGTAGTACAGTTGTAAATAACTTTGTCCTTGTACCATTAAATCACCCCTTATAATAAATGAGGGGATACAATCAAGTACCCCCTATTAAGTTATTTTATTTTTAAACTGTTGGCTTAATTGCTATAAGTCCTCTCCAGTCAGATACACCAAATGAATATCTCATATATCCATTGTATTTTTGAACAAATGTATCAAAGTCTTTTTCTCTGTTGAATTGTGGTTTAACTCTCCAGAAGAAGTTAGCTTGGTGATTTTTACTGTCCATAATGAAACAAGCGTCGTCTTTTTCTAAGAAGTCCCAAACAATAATGTTTAACTTTCCTTTAAGAACGTTGATATCATTGTAATCAGAACCAGTTACTAGAGTTGATTGTAATAGAGTTCTAGCTGTATTTTCTAATGCAGGAGGAACAACTATTGTATCGAAATTCATAACAATTAATTTTCCTGCTTCGTCTTTTTGTTTCTTAGCTAAAAGTAGTGCTTTTTCTAAGTTTTCAGCAGTTAATGTACCTTCAATTAAGTTATCACCCTTAACTTCTGTAGTTTCAACCAATGGGTGATTGTGAGAGAACAATGGTTCTCCATCATAAATCGTAGCTGTAGGTGTTTCTACTAGTGCGTCGTTAAATAATGAAACAGCATCTTGTTCTACCTTATATCTACCTGCTCTAGCGTGGTCTTTAGGAAGCTTCATGATAACATCATATTGTTCATCATCAATGAATTTTCTTTCCACCATAAATCCAGAAGCATATTCTTCGTGGATATAAGTTCTTTCAAGACCTGGGTGTATCTTTTGGTATTCAACTGATGGCATATTATCTGCTATCAGCTATAGTNCTCATAGAGTTACCAAACTTCTTCCAAGGTCTGAAAGCACCTAGTCCATAATCTGTTTCTTTTGCTTTCTTAGACGTTTTTACATTATATATTTTTGAGTATTGTTCTGGTACTTCATTATAAGTATCATAGAACACTTTTCTAAGCTTTGGTTCAAGTAACATTCCAAAGTCATTTTCTTGATGTGTACTAGCACCAGTAGG